GCAAGCTACTGCCGGCAACTAAATGCCAATTTAGCGTCTTCCGACGTTGGATTTAACTTAGTTGTCCAATAGTTTCCTATTATCGACTAAGCCCTAACCATGGTCTTCTTATTCTTTGAGTAAGATGAGCCCAACTGCTTACTAGCAGGTGGAGTCTATGGCACTACGATTGTGCTAGGTCCCATATATTGTGATCTAATCTAATTAATTTTAGATTTAGATCCCTCTGGGTTAGCACCCTGGAGGAGAACTCAAGATCAAGTATATGGATCACCTTTAATAATAAATTATGCTACAAATATTTTTATAACACAACTTAATATTAAAAGACACTTTGAAAAGAAAGCGTGGATAAAACTCATTGAGTTCTTCCCATTTCTTTCCTTAGTGTTGTGATCTTATTCAGTTCAAGAATTTGATAAACCATTTAAGATCTTGTTTGCACGCATATCTTCCTTGGTAAAGAAGAGTGGTTTCACCTTTACTTTTAAGTACCTTAAAGAAGTACTTAGAATATTGGTGCGACGCTTAGCAAATGTTGAAGTTGAGAAATCAACCTCGATATTTGTTAAGACTGACAAAATCGGTTTCCCTGTAATTATTCCGAAACTCTTGAGAGATAGTATCCTTAATAAGGAATTACCTACTCATAAGCGTAAGAAAATTATAGGTGCTTTAATTACCTGTATTAGTATCCATAGGGTTTTTCCAACAAAGGTTGAACCTGAACTTACCACAATTTTATCTCCTTTTAGTGGGTTGTCTCAAACATTAGACAACTCTTTATTGATTAAATCACTAAAAGAATTAAAGTTGTATAAGATGTATACTAATAATAATAGGTGTTCACTTTATTGAAGTGAAGCCGCTGGGCCTAATAACATTATTGCAGGTTTTGGGTCTATTAATGATGCTTTAGCATTATTAACAAGACCTGATATCTTGCTTGATGTTATTAAGACATTACTCCTTAGAAAGAATATAGGTTTGTTCCTGTATCTTTTTGGAATTTTATGTCTCTTTGGACCAGTCTATATCATTTGTTGTCTTCTTTCGGTTACTCCTTCTTATAAATTAGGTCGTTTGTCAGTGGTTCGAGACCAAGCGGGTAAAGCAAGAGTTATAGCAATAACTTCTTACTGAATCCAACTTTGTCTTAAACCTCTTCACAAATTTCTCTTTAATAAATTAAGAGAATTAAGTGATGTAGACGGTACTTTTAATCAAGATCATCCATTTGATAGGCTTCTTAGAAGGAATTCTAAGATTCGGCCTACGTTGTATGGTTTTGATTTAAGTGCTGCTACAGACAGACTTCCTATTATTTTACAGGAGGATATATTAAAACTTATTGGTTTTAATTTACCTTGAAGACGATTATTAGATATAGATTGATATTTGAATTTCGAATCAGTCCTAATGGTTGAACCTAAGTTCTATCCTTTAGGATCAGTTCAAGATTTAAATTCTAGCTCCACTACTAATCTAGCATTACCTTTTAATAGGGGTAATGTAAAAGTTGATAGTGTCAGATATATCGTCGGGCAACCGATGGGTGCTCTTTCTAGTTGAGCGATGCTTGCTATAACACATCATGTGATTGTTAAAGCTGCATCAATCTTAGCTGGAAAGAAAGATTTTATGGATTATTGTATTCTTGGTGACGACGTCGTTATTGCTAACGATGACGTTGCTGAACAATACTTAGTTCTTATGTCTTCTCTAGGCCTTTCAATTAATCGACAAAAATCATTAGAATCAAAAGATTTTACTGAATTTGCCAAGAAATTAAAAGGTTTTAGTGGTTTAGACTACTCTCCTATAGGTGCAGGTTTAATCCTACAATCTATAAGAAGTAAATCTTACTCATTAAGATATGTCCATGAGTTAGTCTCCAAAGGTCTTGTTTCTATTGTAACACTCAAAGAGCAACTTATTTCTTCACCAAAGTTTTTTGGTGGTAGAATTAAGTTAATGCTCTGAAGTGTTGCTTTAGATTCATATATCAAATCATATCTAAAGGGAACAACTGTTGACGTAGGAAATCCTACGATGCAGTCCGCACCTTTAGTAAGATATATGAATTCGAATATAACGAGATTCTACTACCCCTTGCTTTTGCAAGTTGCAGGAGAATACGTTAAAGCGAAAAACAAGTTTAGATCTGAAATTCTTTATTTCCTAAGGTACATTTTGTTTATAAATGTATCTAAGAAAGGTTTAGTGTCTTATCCTAGTGTCTTCAATTTTATGAATCTTGGGTTTTGGGTATTAATTTTTAAATATTTTAATACTTTATTATCCTTAATTCAACTTCGTTGTAAGATATACGTCTGGACTTCAAAGCCAGTACGTATTCCCTTACATGAAATCCCAGTTTTATATGACGCTCTAGATATTCAATCTATTGCTAGTATAAAATGAGGAGAGAAGGTTAAAGTTCAGGCATCTACTAAGGTACTCGCGGATATTATCAAAAATGTCGATAGTGGATCTTTAGTTCACTATTACACTTATGGTAAATATCCTGTGCGAAAACGTTAAAGTACGATTTCTTAAACTTTATCAAATCTTGACTGATCCCTTTTAAAGAGGGAAAGGGTTAAGATCACAGGCTTTCATAGTTACTATAAACTATGCTCAGTAGAAAACGAAGAAATTCAG